AGCTTATGAAGGAGATTGAAGAACCACCGAGATTTAGTACATACTAATGGCTAAAAATAAAAAATATACAGTAACTACTCCAATGCCCCCCCTTCCTGAGTTATTGGGGGGGACAAAGCTTAGTTTATTTGATCAAACTAATAATGATATTAATTTATTTAACTTGGTTGATGATGAAATCATAAGACTGGGAGGCTCTGAACTATTTTATTATAAATTTAGACGCTCAGAAGATTTCGATGATGTATATTTAGAGAGTCGTAGTAAGGTTATAGATTCAGAACCCTTACTGGTTCACGGACATTATGATCCGACTGTGTTGGAAGAATCCTTAAGTGAGTTTGGTTTGGAATTAACTAATGATCAAATCTTTATCTTTAATAAGTCTTATATTACACAGTCGTTACATAGAATACCTATTGCTGGGGACATAATTGAGCCTAAATTTCAGAACCAAAAGTATGAAGTGTTTGAAGTTCAAGAAGATAGTTTTGAACTCTATGGGGTTTACCACATGGCTTGCTCTGCCAGACTCCTTCGTGATACTGAAGAAATCCATAATGAGGATGTACCAGAGCGCAGTAATGATCTTGGGGGGTATCTGAACCTTGACAGCTAGAGAAGATGTATATACAGGTAAGACTATAGCAGAAGTGCTATCAGAGACTACTGAATACGCTGGTACTACCCCATCCATAGTGGGTAGATCTGCCTATGAGAAATTTAAAAGTTTCGCTTTAGAGGCTACCAGCAATTCTACGCTATCTCCTATAGTGTATAAAGAGTTATTAAGAGCTATGCTAGTGACTTTTGGTAATCTCTCCTATGTTGATGGGGAAAATAAGTTACAGAGGGTTAAATCTATTCATGCTGCGCCAGAAAGGACGATAGCTAAATACTTCCAGGAAAACAATATTATCCTACCTGTGATAACTATACAGCAAGATAGCGTCAAAGATGATACTACCAAAAGAAGATACGATAATATCCTAATCCAAAGATCTGTATGGAATGATGATATACAGAGAGCGGAAAGAGTTATAAGTGTGGCTGATGTTCCAGTTACCATACAGTATAACATGAATTTGTGGTGTAAATACATGGAAGATCTAGATCAAATATCGCAATCCATAAGGGTCAGATTCAATCCTGGTGTATTGTTGAAGACTTCTATTAGTAACTCAATTAAAGCTTTTTTAGTATCGGAATCCCATAAAGGTGGATCTACCGCCCCAGATAGAGAGGATAGGCTTCTTCGTAAAAGCTTTCTGGTGGAGATAGAGACTTATCTACCTAGCCCACAGTTCAAGATTACTTCTACTGGTAGAATTGAAAAAGTAGTCTCTGAACTATGGGTTTCTTGAAAAAATAATTGGTGTTGTAGTATGGTGTACCGATAAATAGATATAGGAGAATATTATGAAAGTAATTAAAAATGATTCTTTTACTGGCATGGAAATAACTATTGCCACCCCTAAAGGACCAAAGACGATGTGGTTAACGCCCAGAGAACAGGTGGTTGTACCTCCTTCGGCCATAACTAATACTGTTAGAAATCTTGCGTCTAAAAGAATATTAAAAATTACTAATGCATAAGGAAATAAACAATGGCTAATTTTGTAAGTCCTGGCGTATATGTTATTGAGAAGGATAATAGTGATTATCCCGTCTCTATCAACCCCTCTGTTGTAGGTATAGTAGGTTTTGCTAATCAAGGCCCAGTTAATAAAGCTACCTTAATAACCTCACAAGAAGGACTATTCCAAATGTTTGGTAATCCTACTGAGGCTATTACTGGTCAGGGGCTGGAAGGATCTGTGGAGATTCTCGAAACCACTAATGCTCTTTACTATGTTAGAGCCGCTGGAACTGGATCTCTTGATGCTTCCTCTGTTGTTCCTGTTGGATCTTGCCCTGCTTTCCAAGTAAGTTCTAATCAATATGGTGTTACTGCTGACCTATATTTAAAGGTTCAGGTTACGGTTGATACTGTTGATAAATTTGTTACTCCTAAATCTTTCGCCATTCCTGCTGGAACTTCTACTGATCAAGCTAGAGCTATTCAGAAGATAGTTGGTGGTGCTTTAGACGGTGCCTCTGTCGCTGCGTATTACGATGATACCGCTACGGGTTTAAGCGGGGGCTATGTTGCTGCTGGTTATGCTGGATCTTCAGTGGTCTTAACTGTGTCTTCTTATAGTGAATCTGGTTATAGCACTGGTGTAAGTGCGCTACAATCTATTGATTTGAGTGGAATAGCTACTAGCGTGGAAAGCTCAACTGTTTCTGTAACTGGTTGTACTATAGTTAACACGGGGGTTGACGATTCCTTGTGGTATTCTGTACAAAGTTTATACCCAGGAATTGGTTACAACGAAGGTGCAAAATCTGATGGAACTACTAGTGGATATTCTGCTGAAGTTATCCAGACTGGTGGAGTTAATAATAATTTAAATATAAATAGGGATGGTGCCGCAACAGAATCATTTAGAGTGGCCTTAGTAGCCTCTGGGGCGTTTGTGGAAGATGTAATTAATACAGGATCTACGGACAACTTAAAGTCGGATTATATAAAAGGGTACTTTGCCTATGAAGGAGCAGATGCTAGTGTTACTTCTCTACCAACATTCCAAACTCAATTGAGTGCTTTGGTAGGTGAGCCACTTAAGGGTGATGATGGTACTGGTGTAAAAGCTGCTGCGCCAAGATTCTCCAAGCTTATTACTGGAAGTAAAGCTTTAGCTGGTGGTAATAATGGTTCGGAGACTGTTCCTGGTGATATAGTAGGTGATTCTATAAACAAGACTGGTATTTATGCTCTTGATAATGATACTCTTAACATATCAATGGCAGCAACCCCAGGAATCACTGATCAAAATGTTCAAAATACTCTAGTTAATTTAGGTGAAACTAGCCAAAACTTCTTAGTTGCTATATCACCTCCACAAGGATTAACTACTGTCCAGCAAGCTATTGATTGGACTAATGGTCAGTCAGATGAACGCACTGCTGCTATAGTAAGTAATTATGCTGCTGTGTACTGGCCTTGGGTTAAGACTTTTGACGGGATGGCATCCAGAGATCGTTGGTATGATCCGTCCATCTTCGCCATTAGACAGATGGCATATACAGACGAGGTAGGAGATCCCTGGTTTGCTCCTGCTGGCGTTGTACGAGGTAGATTGACCAAACCTACAGATGTGGAGGTAAGTGTCAATCAGGGCGATAGAGACTCCATGTATAGTGGTGGTAATGTTGTTAATCCGATTGTTAAATTCCCCCAACAGGGCATTATGATCTTTGGACAAAGAACTGCTCAACGCAATCCTACTGCTCTAGATAGAATCAATGTTAGACGAATGCTTATTGTTGTTCGTAAGAGTTTACTGTCTTCTACTAGAAGATTTGTATTTGAGCCTAATGACGCTACAACTTGGGAAAAAGTTGTGAATGTTGTTAACCCCCTTCTCGATGATATTCGTAGAAGAAGAGGTATTACGGACTATAAGGTTGTCTGTGATGAAACTGTGAACACTCCTGTTCGGGTTGATAGGAACGAATTATGGTGCAAAGTTCTTATTAAGCCTACCAAGGCAGCGGAAATTGTTATCTTCGAACTGAACCTTACAAGCCAATCGGCAACTTTTTAAAGGATTAAACTATGGCTAAATCATCTTATTATGCTAACAACTTAAACAGAGACCTTAACGAAACTGAGGGATTACCTGTTATCTCTCAAGATTTAGACTCCGTTAGAGCTTATCAGTGGGAAATAACTTTCTTCCCACCAGCAGACATAGAAATTCCTCTGGGTTTTTCTAAGCCTCTTACTATAGCAGCTAAAAAGGTAACAGGAATGATGGTTCAGGTTGAAGATATTCTTGTTAATAGAGTTAATGATACAACTTACTATCCAGGTAGACCTTCAATGGGTGAGCTTGAAGTTACCTTTGATAACTTACTAAAGACTAAGGCTGGTGTTCAGTTGTACAAGTACTTCACTACAGTTTATGATCCTGCTACAGGAGAAATGACTTCTTCTTTCTTGGACACTCCAGGAAGATTTAAGACTACTGCGGAAGTTCTTGAACTTGATGGTAAAATGTCTCCAGTTTCATTGGTTAAGCTGGTTGGTCTTTACCCTAAAAGATTCGCTAAGGCTGAGAAAAACTACTCCACTAACGAATTTGATACGGCTATAGTAACTTTTAGATACGATTATATTCTTCATACAGGTGACACTGCATAAAAACTAACTATAATAACTAGAGTAAAAGCCCAACTCAGCCTGTGTCTTTGGTTGGGTTGGGTTTTTTTAATACAACATGGATTTCTTTACAGATTTATTAACTAGCTATGCACTTCTTAAGAAGAGGAAGTTTCGTATCACCTTAGATGAGGCAGGTAAGAAGCCTGATGAATTAGGTAAACCTCCTTCATTTTCCGCTCTTCTTAATATGCGGGATAGTAATACTAAAGCTGATTCAACTGTACTGGCTACAGTAAAGTTATTAACCTCTATGTTTCCAGGGGTTGATGTAGAGTCCCGTACTATTCCAGCCAAACAATCAGTAACTAGCCAACCTAATTTAGCGTTGGCGAAAGGTTTAAGTGATGAATTACAACTTATACCTGGATCTGAGCCGATCCAAACTGTTACTGAAGAAGAGGAGAAGAAGGAGAAGAAGAAGCCTACCACTAATGGTGACTCTGGTTCTAATACTGAGACTGTTGGTACAGATGAGGGTTGTGGTGCTGGAGTTGTTTGGCCCCAACACCCAAAATCTCCAATAGTTAAGAAGAATTGCTCTGTTGATTCTACTGTTCTTGGATGGTATAGAACTGCTGTAGGTAGATATTATTGGGGTGGTGGAGAGGGCGCGGAACAAGCTGGGGTAGCTAAAACTCCACAAGCTTATTATTTAGAAAACAGTAATGAAGGTGCGGCATTACTAGATTTATATAAGGATAGTCCAGAGGTTAGAACCCAACTAATAAAGCTCATGGATAGGGGATGGGATGCTGCTGAAGGTAAACCTGATGGTGAATTTTATGATCCAGAAAAGAAAAGATCTATATTTGCAGTAATTAATAAAACTGTTAGAGAGGGTAAAGAGAGGGGAGTAAAATTAGGCACCTTGGGAGATATGGATTTGGGAGAAGTTATAGCCACAGAAGAGCAGGTTTTAGGCGCAGTATCTACCATGATAAAATCGGTAGATATAGTTAGAAACAAAAATAGGGCTGCTGATAACGAGCTATCTTTTATTAGGGATAATTTAAACTTTGTAATAAGTGAAGATGGTACTAGAGAACTATACTTTAATGCTGGTGATGACACAGGTATTAATTTTACCGCTGCTCCTGGTATGGCTGATAGATTCTTAAAGGATTTTGATAATTACAATAACTTTTTAGAAAAGAAGAAAGATGATGACCCTGATTTTGACTCTTCCTTATACTCCATACCTATTCAGGATAGAGAATCCAATTATAGGAATAGTGACGCTGCGTTAGACTCTAATCAAGTAGTTACAGAATTGTCGGAACAAGCAGATCAAATAATGCTCTTATTGTATAAGCCAGATAGTGAGGATCGCAAGAAGGGATCTAAAACTAATCACCAACGGGCTGCTGAATTATATACTGACCTGAGAGATAAGTGGGGGGATAATCTTAATAAAGCATTACGGGTTATCCAGTCTGATTTACCTAGTGAGGGTTTTGCGCTAACAGAAGAGTGGACTCTGGTACAAGATGCAGTAAAGAATTTAAAATCAGACTATGGAGACTTACAGTTTGAGAAGTTTGCAGAGAAGCTAATAAGACTTCGTGCAGATCAGGTTAGGGGTTGTGGTGCTGATTATATACTAAGGGTTGGTACTGGGGGAGGGAAGAAAGGTTTTAAGTCTGATCAATTCTATCTATTTACTGATAAAGATAAGGCTAAGAAATTTCAGGGAACTGGGTTTGATAAAACCCCACAAAACATAAAGCAATTAGTTACTGGAAGTGTACCCCCAGAAAAGGCAGAGCAAGCGTGGAAAGATTTTAAAAATAGATGGGGAGATGTATCTGATGACCAAGAGGTTTATGTAGGGTATGACAGTTTAAAATACGAGACGACTGGTAGATACCGTATGGGTAAACAACCCCCAGTCAGAACTATTACTAGTACTTTATCTAGTGAATTAAGTAGGTTAGGTAGCTCTAGAGATCCAGAAGAGGCTGCATGGTTAAAAGGGATGACTAGTTTATTTAAATCTAAGGATCACATACCTAAGGTTATGGAGAATCTAGATTCTATTTCTGAAAAGTATGCAAATATGGATAGACTACAAAACGCAGAATCCACTTCACTTACTACTCAAGAAGTACGAAATGAGTTATGGGGTGCTTTAGGGGGTGCAGACAACCCTTTAAACATATCTGATGACCAGATAAAGAAATTAACAACTCAATCAGATGACCCTAAAGATATTCTAATGGCTGAAAAAGTTAAGAAGGAATTACAAAATATGTTATTTAGTAACAGTATTAGGGAAGGGTTAGAGAGTGAAGACGCTGACACTAGAGAATCCTGGAAGCATACCATGGCTTTATTAATAGCTAGGGGAGCTTATGATAGGAATGATGCTAATGATACTGTAGTAAACCCCAAAAAGAATAAAACAGCTAGACATAAAAGAAATAAACTTATAAAAGATACTTTAAGCTCTTTTATGGGATCTGACTCCCCTTCAAGTGAAGTATCTTGGTATGATACAGTAATGCGTGTAGGTTCTATAGGGTTTAGTCTTAAACAGAATATTACAGCAGTAGACTTTAATGTTCCAAAAGGTTATTATCCTGGTGAGAGGAGAGAAGATTCAAGCACTCAATACTCCTCTAAAGAACTTATGAACAAGCTCTTAGAAGTTCAAGAGTTAATGTTTAGTCACTTAATTAAAGAATAAAGACCTATCTATACTTAAAAGATCTTTAAATGCTGTTAAGGCATAGTCCTTCAGTATGTATATCACTCTTTTGTTGTTAAGCTTTAGTTGATTACATATATGGCTATCTTGCTTAATTAAAACTATAATATCACGACGATCCTGAGCCATCAATACTAATCCATATTTATTTGCTTCTACTGCATCTTTTTCTGTCTGTTTGATGAACTCGTAGATCTTAGATTTTGGATTGAGTAGAGAGTATAGGTCCAGATCGTTGTAACCCTTCTTACACTCTATGGTATATATGAAGTTGAGTGGAGTTATTAAATCCCCATGTATTTTTAGGTGGTCTGGTAGCTTATGGGTAGTAGCGAATGCTCCTGACCCAGGAGTTCTTTGGAAGTCTGTAGTTTCGAAGTGTTCGTTAAGAAGCTTTGCTACTTTCCTTTCAAATGCTGACCCTTTCGCCTTACTATTCTTACGCTTAGGTTTCTTACGCAGATTGTCTAAATTATATGTATCTTTCATTAGTTTCGTTCTCCTGCTGTACTATTATAGGTTATGTTAGAAGTTGATATTACTCCTATAGAGACAGAAGATTCTGTTTTAGATGTTAACTTATGGATTCTTAAGCATATAAGTAGGACTAGAAAGAGAATGAAGATTACTTTAAAGTTAGATCAGGAGCAGTCAGAGGCATACCTCACTTTTATGAGGGGTACTAAACCAGACGAAATTTCGGAAGATGATTTCCTTAAATCCATATTTTTCCTAGGGTTAGGAACCTTGGAGCAAAATATAGTTAGTAAATTATCTGAGAGTATGACAGTTGCGGGTGGGGAAGTATCATTTGATACTTCCGCTTTGGAAGATTTAGACGACGATGAATAATATTATAACTATCTCTAAAGAAAACGAATTAAACAAGTTAATTAAAGACCAGAGGATGCGAGGCAATAGAGAATTTATTCTCTTTACCTCCTTGTGGGACACAGTTTCCGATAATGTATTGGAGGCTATTAAAAACAAACCCCCTAAAGTATCCTTGTCTGTAGTAAATTCCTTCGACACTCCACATAGTTTTGTGATTTGGGGCGTGAAAAAGACTCCCTGCTTGGTAGTATTAGATGGGAAGGCCAGGGACAAGAGATTCACCGTAACTGACCATGTAACCGACATTTATAAACTACTACGCTTGGAGAAGTAATGCCACAAGAGCATACGAAGAAGGCTTCCGAAAGAACCTACTCAGATATAGGGTCTACGGTAGGGAAGCTTGTCGAGGATAAGCAGAAGGCTTATGGGGATTCGTTTGGTAGGAGTGGAAGATGCTTGGAGGAGATGTTTCCTAATGGTATTAAGGTAGACCAGTATGGAGACCTTCTTACTATTGCCAGGATACTAGATAAACTTTTTCGTATAGCTAATGACCCAGACGCATTTGAAGAGAATCCCTACCAGGATATTGTTGGGTATGCGTTGTTGGCTATGCGTAGA